TTTTAAATCTTTGGGCACAAAAAAAGAGGCAAACCGTTTCGCAACGCCCTACCTCTTATAAATTAATGCGAGCCGTAATTCACCAACCCGCTTTTAAAACCAAATGAAATTAAACAATAACATATAGAGTTTGCTCCCCATACGGGCATCGAACCCGCTCAATCCTTACATTGGACTGCCGATATGCTTTACACGAGATGCACCCCGCAGCTTGTTTATCTGGTCCCAGATTATGCACCCATACACCAATGGGGAGTTTCATTGACGGATAATTTCGCTTTAATATACCGTCATCAAGCATTTCAAAAGCACATGTGTCAAATACCTAATACTTACACAAAGCATTATACTCACTAACAAAAACAAACCACCGTTCTCATTATGCCTTTGCAGTTATCCAATTTGCTCCACATGCGCTGATATCTTAAATTTCTTTGTTTGACAACATCTTGTTAAACTCAGCAGCTTGTTCTGTTATGGAGGCAAGCTCTTCCGGAGTAGTATCTTGAGCTTTGATAAGTTCGAACGTTACGTCGTTTAATACGCGGCTCGTACAAAATACTACGTTGTATTGCTTTTTTAATTCTTCTGTCACTCGACTGCTCGCCATAGAAGCACATTGCGCCATAGACATTGTATCTGGTGTGTAGACTACCAATATATCTTTTGGCTTAGCTTCCAACGCGTCTTGCAGTTCGTTTACGCGATTCACTAACTTATTTATTTTATTCTCCATCAGCAGAATCAAACGTTCGCCTGAAGCTACTTCTAATTTTTCAATCTTGTCCATTTTAGCACTTTTTTAGATTTTTAGCTTCTTGATACGTGTGACTTTTTTGATATAAAGTCTCCAACTCAAATTTACCGAGTATGTTTCTTGAATCAATATTTATGACTTTGTACGGTTCGTCGCGATATCGAATCGGGTTGCCTAATAAGTCCCATTGACAAGCGATCAATGCTTCATCTCCGACGGCTATGTCTTCTTTATCCATTGACAACTTCAAATAGTTTATCACCGCAACTATGTCATTAACCTTATGGACGATCTCATTAACTTTGCCCTGAATATCATCAGGACATAAACAACCTTCTTGAATGTTCATTTCTTCAATTTTGTCCATATTACCGCTTATTAGCTTTCTCCACAAATTCGAAGCTCACCGTCTTACCGTTACTGAGTGTGTACGTACTTGTCAATAAACTGTAATCGAGCACGACTGCAGCTTCCCCGCGTACTACTACGCACGTACCAATTTGTTCTTTAGCTTTGCTGTTCATCTCGGCTAATTTCCAAAGACCCAAATTAACCACTACGATTAATACAACTAGCCAAATACCTGTGATGATAACGATTTTTCTTTTCATACTATCTATTTTGTTAATACTGTTTTCTGCCAATCTGGATTATAATCTAAACTCATACTATTTCTTTTTAAATTGGAATATGCGCTTTTCAAAGTTGTAAGTTGCCCCGAGGAGTTGTTTCTTTTTCATGTCAAGTTATTTATAGTTCCAAAACCCAGCACAAAGAGCCGTCCATTTTACGACCTTTGACAAATGTAACCGTAACATTTTGCTCTACCAGCTGTTCCAAAGTAAGTTCCGGATCGCCAATTCTTGGTTGCTCTGCAGTTCCTAACATTACCATAACCCAAGGAATGTCTTTTGAATTGGGGTCGGGCAAGCGACTATACGCGCCCTTTATTTTATCTAATAGATTCATACTATCTGTCGTTTAAAGTAAACTTCTATGTAAAATTTCCCATGATAAGCGTGAATAAGCTCCCAACCCTCATCGCTTAATTTTTTCAATTCATCCAAATCCATCATATCCCAACGATGTTTTTGAAATTCAAACTTGGGAAGTTCGGTTGTCAAATTTTGACATTCTTGCTCCAATGACCATAATACAAGATCAGCTGCATCTCTAGTAGCTCTACTCCCGCTTTCGGCGTGGAATATTTCAAACGGGCTTTCGCATTCAACTGTCCAGCCGTTATCTATTAACAATCTTTCGTCTTTGTCTGTCATACTATTTGTTGTTTTATTTTGTTGCAAAATTATCGTCTTTCCGATACGCCAACCATACTGCGTAATTCTGAGGTCTTTCACTCATGGGTCGCATTTCCGGATTTCTTTTTAGTTTAAGCAAAACATAAAATTCCAATCCCCGTACTTAATTCCTTGGTAAATTGTCAATCTTTCTATCTTGAAAGGATATATGGAATCGTTGCGGATAAATTGCATATTATTTATTCTTTTTGAGCACCGCTCCTGTGAAATAATCCTTTTTGGTTTTCTGAGTTGTAATAACTTTGGTCTGCGATTTTAGTAGTTCGTCGTGCTGTCTACCCTGCCCTCTAGCAATTGGAGTTTCGTCAGCGGTAGTTTCCCTCCTCTTTAATTGTTCCTCTGCAGCAAAGGCAGCAGCGCGCTTTTCCAACTCAACCTTTTGGGCTTGTATCTTGGCTAGGAATATGTTTCTTATGCTTTCGCCCTTTTCTTTTTCAACGTCGGTTACGTCTTCCGCCTCAATATCCTCAATGTCGTCTTTAGCATTCTTTTGTATTACATTGAAGTCATAATTCTCTTGGCTTGGGTAACTCATTTCCGCTTCTGGGTCAAAGTCCCCACTCACATTTACAAACTTAGCATAATAGCTATTGTGCAACCCCGCTACTAATTTCTTCAAGTCCCAATTCATACGAGCTGCAACGCGCCCCAATATGATTTCTTTCAAGTTGATTGTTTTGAGGATTTCCTTTTGGATATGGTTTTGTATTTCAACTTCTATATTAATGTCCAAAACCCCATTGATGTTTAATATGTCCCCCTCTGACTCTTTCCTGATTTGCTCCAATACCCGTAACATTGCATTGAAAGCATCCATTGTATTGAGGCTTGTGTATCTCGTTCTCATTTGGGAATACATCCAAGCCAATTCGTCCAGCCTTGGGCGCTTATTGTACAACCTGACATCTACCACTTTGTTCCGGAACTCTTCCCGTTGCCGCTCAATATTGACTATATTCTTTTTCAGCACCCGCCTTACATCTCCCTCGTCCATAGCAATCCCATTATCCTCCCCCATAATACGAACTACTTCCGGAACCGTAAACATCTTACCCAATAGCTCTGTTACATCATCCTCAAACGGGATACTAGCTATACGGTTTTTCTTATCCATTCCAGCGTACCGTCCTTTCCGATTATAGGCCATAGCCTTTGCGGTATTTGCTTTGGCATTCAAACTATTCCACTTACTCTTTATCTCCAAAAGGTATTCCTGTTCTTTGGGGCTCAAGTGTTCAATACATTTCTTGAGCCTATGGGGAAGCATAGCTATATTAATATCCTCCCCTGTAGAGACGGGGATATGCGTCTGTGTTAGAACTTTATTTTGTTTATACGCTACCCACTTCAAATACTCCTTGGGATTTGTTACGTCCTCAGGGATATTAATTATTTTTCTTTCATCAAAATCTTCTTCGCTCATTACGTTGCTTTTTATTTCTTTTGACTTTTTATAATTGCTTCACTTTTATTCTTTGCGTTTCTTTTGCGTTTCTTATCATCCTGAAAGCACAAACGGTCTACATATAAAATGCAAACCGTCTCGTCAATCTTTATGTCAGGTTCTACTACTTTAACAACCTTATACCTTCCTGACGACTCCAATGCTTTCTCCACTATCCTTCGCTTTAATAAGCGGGTCAATAGTACCCTACATTTATTCGGTTCGTACCTTACTACTTTTGTCGGATACTTTTCAACCGCTTTTATTATTTCCCTGAGTTCTTTCTCTAATAAGTCCATAACAATATATATACGGCTACCGCCAAAGCCGCTGAAAATACAGACAAAAATACGTTCGTTCTGAATTTACCCCACTTTACTTTTTTCATCAACTGAAATGTCAAAGTGTACACGACCAAATACGCTATAAAGTCCAAAGCCATAAATGCTAATATTTTCATACTGTTTTATTTTTGTCGGCAATAATCATTTTTACTCCCCCACTGACATTCTTCAAATCTCCCAATATAAACGATAGCCCGCGGTCTAAATATTGCTTGCGTTGCTTTAAATCTTTTAATGTCTTTTGGCAATTTTTTATACCTGATTTATAAACTAATCCCGTTTTATCTTGCATTGCTTCATACCATGCTAAACTAGATTTGTAAGTTTCAATGCTTTGACTATTACCCGTTATCAACGCTATTTGAGCTTGTAGTTGAACTGCGCGCTTCTTTGTTAAGATTTTCATACGGGTATCAAATTTATTCCCGCTCTTAATGCACTTAATACTCCAGCTATGTCTAGCACAACCTGCGGCAAAACAAAGAACAATTTCAAAGCGGCTTGCAATAAATCAATCAACACTTTAGACACTGAATCCAACATTGTAAGCAATGTATTCTTCTTTATCTTACTTTCTAATAGAATAGACGCTGGGTTTGGAGCAGCCGTCCCTATAACGGTTGGAACTAATATAGAAGCGACGGTTGTTTGTAACCCCTCTTGAATTTGTTTAACCCCGCTAACCACATTCTTGTACGCTACTTTTATTTCTATTATTTTATCATCCACAAACGAACGCCCTGCGTTATGAAAATAATCTACCAATTCTTTTGTTAACGTATCACGTTGTTCTTTTGTTTTGCACTGTTCGAACATCGGTTTATAATCGGGAATCAGCCCAACCATATTGTTAACGATAGAATCAAAATCTAATCCTGGTAATGTTATCGAACTGTCGGAACTCAAAGCGGTTACTGCCGCTTGCATATCTGCTATTGTTGCCATATTACTTTTGTGTCGCTGATATTATTACTAATTTTTCTACGGGAACATTCATACGCAAAGCAATTTCTTCCAAAGTGAATGTTGATATGCCCGATTCTGTTTGAAAATCTTTTCCCGATTCGTCCAAATAAATATCAAACGTATTATACATTGGTGCTCTTTGTATAAGAGCCGTATATCTACCTTGGTTATCTTCTTTTAGCTCTACATCAAAAACTTCATTGTCTTTATCCCCAAAAGCCAAACTTCCAATAGTTTCGAATATTTTGTAATGTTTCAATACCTTACCCATTGATACGAGAACTAATTTGTCCCCCGCTTTTAATTGCTTAGTCATTGTATTGTGCCTCCAAATTTCTTTTATAAAGTTCTAATTCTTGAGAAATTTTTTCATCTATTGGAGTCGGTGTGTAAACATCAACCCAATTTGCCTTTTCTTTAGGTTCGTTGCAAGCGTACTGCTCCAGTGGCATCTCATATTCGACAACTTCCCAAGGATATTTGTTCATAAAGTTATCAAACACTTCAATCAATACCCGTAATTTTAAAGTGTCTATCAAATTCAAAGAACGATAGCATATTTCAGCCCAATGAGAAATACTCAAAGAATCACGCACTATACCGTTATTCCAATTCTGAGCATAAATGTCCTTGCCGTTTTCATCTACGGATTTCAATAAATAAAAATTTCCCTTTGGAGTTTCCATATTATATTTTTGGTTTTATTATTAGTTTACCTTTTGGATAAGCAGTTGTGCGTTCTAGTCTATTTTTCTCTGATACTAGGAAGGCATACGGTTTATCGTTCATATTTGGTAACGTTGTTTCAATATTCCCTTCTTTTAATACCAATCTCCAACCCTCAACTTTCGGTTTAACGTACTTGGTTTTTGATTCTGTTATGCCATATTTCATATGTAACCCAAACGCCCTCTTTTCTTCATACGTCGGTTCGATTACTGTTCGCTGCCATTCTTCAAGAGCTTCTTCATTTTTTTCGAAAAACCCTTTTGGCATTAAATCTGATTCACACACAACTTTTTCAGGGCAGATAAATTTCTCAAGTGCTTGCTGAACAGTCTCGTCAATTTCCGGAGTACAAATTTCCCCGTCTGAATTAGCCGATCCGAATATTTGGTCATGCCAACGTTCAAGGGCATCTTCATAAGATTCTTCTCCTCCCTCTATTTTCCACCCACTTTCTTCACCTGCATCAAATTTACTCATATAGTCAAACCCGTAATCTTCAGGTCTTGGTTTATTCATAACGTTCTATTTTTGTATAATAACGTTGGATGTAATGTCGTCTAAAAACATACTTCCATTAACATAAATCAAATTCTCACGCGCTCTAGTAATCCCCACATATTTAAGATTTTGCTCTTGTTCAAGTTGCCAAGGTAACGTTGCAAACTTCGACGGGATAAGCTCAGGGCAAAGAAAGAATATTGTATCATTCTCCAAACCTTTTGCTTTATGGATAGTGCTTAGCAATATGCCTTTTACCTCATCTGAAAATATGTCCTCAATCAGCGCTGTCAATTGTTTCACGTTATCAACTTCTCCGCACAAATACCCAATAACTTCTATGCGTTGCATTAACGCTTCCATCTTTGGATGCATTAAAGGGTTTCGGAACCCCCGAGATTCAAGTTTTCTATACAACTTATCTTGTTCAATATCCATCATCCTAAGCAATGCCCCGATGCTCTTAGCACCAGTTTTAGATATAAGAAGCAATATACCTTCACCGATATCTTTACCCCTCACCTTGCTCTTTATTTTGTTCTTCATCAACCAAAGATAAGTTTGTATCAACGGCTTCAAATTACGACAGAGTATCCAATCGCCATATTCTAATTCAGTAAGGCTTCCGTCACGAACCGAACCTTCTTTTGCATTCGGAGCCCAACTTATCTCTGGAACTATTTTTTGAGCTTCTTTAACCACATTTATAGCACAGCGGTATGAAACGGAAAGGGGGAGTTTGATAGCGGCACCGTTTAAAGCCGATAGTTTACTGTAGCTTCCTGCGTCTGCCCCCGCGAAGCCGTAAATTGCTTGACGTTCATCTCCCACCGTTATCAATCTCCCCCTTCTATTTAAACAATTTTTTATAATAGCATGTTGAGCCAATGAGAAGTCTTGGCTTTCATCGCAAAATACATAATCAAATTTACGGAACCTCAATGTTGCGTCAACGGCTGGTTGATATATCATATCCATAAAATCGAATTGGTTCTTATCCTTATTCATTAATTCAAATACTTCTATCGCTACGTTAACTTCAGTTTCGCCAACGTTCAGGTCATACTGTTCACATAATGCAGTTACAACTTCAATGTTACTTTCTACCAAGTTGCAACGCATCAAATCAACAATCTTTGGTATTATATAAAAGTAATACCCCTTCTTGTTTTCACGTATTTCCTCAAATTTTTTAATTACCTTCTCAATCTTAGATATTGCTTTATTTGGGTTCATTTTCACTTTCCCCCCATATCTGGATAATATCATACGCCAACCGTAACTATGCAAGGTCATAATGTCAACATCTTTCCTTTCAGAACGCTCTTTTAATTCGTTTATGATTGAATTATTGAACGCTAAAAATATCGCAGACTTATGTTCAGGAACAAACTTTAACAATTCCAGCAGCACAGTGGTTTTACCCGAACCTGCAACTGCTGAAATGTTTATGTTAGCATCAGTGTCTTGGAATGCCTTATAAATTGTTATTTGATTTTTGCTCGGTGTCATATTAAATTTTCGACGCGGACGACCATTTTACCCATTTAGTATTTTTAGAGAACTGCAACCTCATAACCGCGCTATCCGTAACTATTTGGTTTAAATTTGATAAGAAGTTAGTTAGATTTGGATTAATCGAATTTCTAACCAAAAATGAAGTAATGTCTATACCGTCAGCAACGCAATATTCAACCGATTCTACATTGTTTTGTGTTGATTCTGTAAACTTATGGCATAACAAATAAATGTATTCGTTATTGTTAAGTACTTGCGCTTGCAATACTACATAACCTTCATTTGTTAATCGATTTATCGCTTCAATATTTTTCATAATTCCCCCGTTTCTTTATAATAATTTAATGTCTCTTTTATTTTTTGTAAGCTTCTCGAATATTGATTGCAAGTAACGTCTGCATTTTCTTTAAGAAATTCAGATATCTTTTTATCTTGTAACCTTGAGCGAGTAATTCGCTTATCTATTTCGGTAAAATGGAAGTGATGCATAAGAGCCTCAATTAAGTCAGGTTCTGAGTTGCAGTGTAATTTTGGGTGTGTTGTAGAAATAGCATCTGTCAACTCAACCGATAGGCTTTGACATTCTCGTTGGTAGTATTTGAAGAAGTGTCGAGATATTGATTTATTGTAATAAAAATAAAAGTTATTACCTTTTTCAATATTGTATTTTGATAAGCACTTGTCGAAGATTATGTAACATTCCGATATCAACTCATCACGTTCCGGCATATCTTGCTTACCTGCCCCGTTTAACAGATTTAAGCAATTGCTGATATTCTTCTTAACAATGTCCTTCATCATTTTGAAGACTACGATTTTGAAAGCCTCTTCCCGCTTTTGGCATTCGGTTGTTTTAATAATTCGTATCCAATCATTTACTAACTTAACACGATAATCAAATGTTGCTTTAAAAATAGTATTTTCTAAATTCATTATTTAACCCCCCTTTTCATTTCTTTGATAGCTTGCCCCATTAATCCTTCCTTTCGGTCACGTATCTCTTTGTTGAAATGGTTATGGGTTCGCTTTCTTAAGACTTTTACCTTATCTTCTTTAGACATTGATGCGATAGCCCCAAACTGAATATTTTTGTCTGAGAGAGGCAGGATTTCAGTTATATTTGTCATCCTTTTGCCGCACTTATAACAAAATAATTTCGGCAATGATTCGATACCAACGTACACGAAAACCACTTTCACTTCTTCTACCACATTGCCTAATCTTTCACAATCAGGGTTTGAACATTCAAATTTCATATCTATTTATTTTGAAGGATTGTCACTCTCGCATATTCCATTATTAGGACTGCGTCTGAAGTGTCTAGGGTTATTTTTTGAGATGGGAATAATTGTTGCGCTCTGGACTTTAATTTATTCTTCCACTGGCTTGTAGATGAATGTCCTTTGACGCCGAATTGGTAGTGTTTTTGCCATTTTTGTGGGGTAACTTCCACGGTAGGAATTTTGCGTGACATAAGAGCCATTTCAATATGTCCGAAGTTTTGACCGAAGTTGAACATCTGCATTCCACCCATTCCTGGCATCCCGCCAACTCGTTCCAAAAAACAAACTGAATTTTGACAATAAAGTTTAAAAAATAGGTATAAATCTTGCATCGTTTCAGGCATCTTAGCAACCTCAATAATGCTGTTTCGGGTCAATGAAAATATAGCAATTCCACCTGATTTGCCAGGATCTATTGCTATGATTTTATCATCATTAAAGTACTTAGCTCGGTCTTTGTTTTCCATTTTATTAGTTTTACTTACTTAAACTAATAACTTTGGTAACTCCGTGTAGTAACTGTTTCCGTCAACTTTTTTTACATACAGAGCGTTCTCATTATTGAAACCTTCAGAGACCGTCTGGGTTATCATCAAAATAGTAATTCCCATTTTTTCTAAGATTTTTATAATGTTCTCTTGACCCATAGAATCCACCCCAGGAAATACTTCATCGAGCAATAAAAGATTTAACCCAAGACCATTGGTCGAAAGGTTAATCAAATGTTGTATTCCTAAAATACCCGCTACTTGAACACGCCCGCGTTCACCGCCCGACTTGCCCTTAAATACTTGGGGAGTGATTCCGTCGTTTTGAACAAACACGTCTATCTTCTCCCGCACCGAGCCGTCCTTCAATATCTTGAACCCATTGATTAGAACCGACGTGTCAACCCCGAACTTCTTTAGGAAGCTATTTGTCATCCCCTCGATTATCTTTATGCTCTTGTTTGCTAAATAAGTAAGGAACCCTGATTTGCCCATATTGTACTGCCAAAAGCTTATCATCTCCAACTCATCGCTATATCCTGCGGCTTCCTTGGACTTTAATTTCAATTCAGCATTTATTTCGGACAGCTTTTCGTTTAGCAACTTCAACGCTTTATTGTCTTTCTTTGAAGCTTTGAGCGCGTTAATCTTTTGTTGAATCTTATAAACTTCTTTCGCTTCGTAATCAATTTCCTCAGTATTTCGCTTGTTTTTTCGCTGGATGACACGTATTTCTTCAGTTATGTCGTCGGCTGTTTCTTGACGTTCTTGAATAGCTTTTTCTTTTTTAGTTATGGCAAGAAAGTCAGCCTCAATAGCAAGCTTCAATTTTTCTGTTAGCGCAAGAAGCTCTTTAGCTTCCGGAATTGTTAACTGGTATTCCGAATTGAGTATGAAATCTTTTTTGCAATGAGGGCAAGTTATTATTTCCTCAAGCTCGTTTTTGAGTGTACGAATTATTTTTACCGTATCGCTCAATTCTTTTACTTTGTCACTGCTTTCTTTTTTGAGCTTAGTTTTTTCTTCTATGCTTACCTTTTTAGTTTCAAAATCTTTTTGCTTCGACTTAACATCTTCATCAAGACGCCCGTTTTCTTCCATGCGTAAACGCATTGATTCTTGCTTAGTTTTTTTATCGGTTTCAAGTTCCTTTATATCTTCAGCAGTAGTGTCCTCTAATTCCAGCTCCGCTTTTTGCTCATCAATTAAATCCACCTTAGCAATAAGTTTATCCGTCTCTAAATTTACACCGTCTAGCAATGCTTTATATTCCTTGTTCCGTTTAACAAGTTCTTCAATTGCTGGGTTAATCATATCAGCTGATGTAATACGGTTCATGATTTCTTTTTTGTCTAAATCATTAGCCGTAAAAAATGAGAACTTTGAGTCTTGGTCTATTATGAAGTACCTCAACAAATCTTCTTTGGTTATCCCTAAAAGCTCAAATATTCGCTTGTTGGCTTCGTTGGTTGAAACCACCTTCTTGTTTATTTCGCCGTTTTCCCATAACGTCAACAATGTGGTTTTACCGCGTATAAATTTGCGATATATCCTCAATGTGGAGTTCAGGAATTTATTTTCCAATTCCAAGTCAACCTCACAGGTTTCAGATTCATAGTTTATGAACGCGTCTTTACCCAAGTTTCTCAAATCGTCCCCAGTCAAAGCAATGCCAATACCCTCGAACAATGTCGATTTTCCGGAGCCGTTATTTTCCATGGCTCGGTCCGTTTCATTGTGACCGAATATAACAGTGCAAACCCCATTACGAAATACATATGTACTGTCTCTGTGCGAAAATAAATTTCTTATTTCAATTTTGATAGGACTCCACATGATTATAAAGTTTTGATTAATTTCATGCCGTAAACTAATTGCTTACCGCTTATTGATTGTTGTTTGGAGAACGCTATGAAATCCTTCATAACGCTTTGTTTGTCATACAATAATACGCTTTCTGACTCAGACATTTCAATCGCTTCTGTTTCTTCTGTTGACTCAAATTTTATATCAATTCCAAGCTTGTGTATTTCGCTTGTATTAATATTAGCAAAATCAACCTTACTACCTTTAAACAAAAACCTGACGTGGTCATAATTTTCTCCGTCATATTTCTCCATAAGGTTTCGGGTTGACTCTTTGTCCTTGACTTCGATTACTTCTTTGATATACTTAGGGAACTTAGAAGGAACGAACTTAATTGAACCATCGCTATACAAGACGGTGAACCCCTTGTCAGTTATGTTTTCTCCGAAGTTATTTTGATATGCCGAACCCGTATAAATGACATTTTCAGAGAGCTTTGAAGCGTCATGGTAGTGGCCAATTAAAACCTTGTCAAACATTTTGAACATTGATGGTTTAATCGATGACTCTACTAGTGAACCGTCGTTGTTACGAACGCCGTCAAACCCTATATGAGTTATCAAAAAGTTTGTTTCTTCAACATCTATATTTAACGTTTCAAATTCTTCAAGCCATTTCTCTTCTCCGAAATACGGCACAAAATAAACGCATACCCCGCCTACCAATATGCCGTCGGCTCGGTCGTAAACTTTTGTTCCGCTGCGTCGGTATAAATCTAAATAGCTTTTTCGAGAATTTGGGTCTGTTTTATCGTGGTTTCCTGGTATAATGTGCATAGTTAACCCGTCTTCTTCTACCATGTCTATAATGTCTTGAAAATCGGTAAGAGTCGATAACGGTTGACCTGAACGGTTGGTAAAGTTATCTCCCCCATCGAAGATGTGCTTTACCCCGTATTGATGACAAACGTTAATAAGTTGCCCGATTATGTCTTTAACTAATTCACCATTATCCTTTGTCAAATGCAGGTCGGTTGCAAAAACTCCTATCGCTTTTTTCATATCAATTATTTTTTCTCAAAATCTTCTTCTATTTTAGCTTTCAACGCCAAAAGTTCTTTGTTCCTTGCTTTCCTTATTTGAGCGTGCAGTACTGGAATCATTTTGTTGTTTGTGTCGTAAAGAGCAAACAATTCGCGAACCGAAGTCCACTTCATTTTATCTCCTAAATAAGTAATTTTTTTAGCGCCTTCTTTTTTCAATATACCGTTGTCCAATGCGAACTCAATGTCTTCTTCTGAAAGAATTATACCATAACCGAGCAATATTCTTATGGCAGTTTCTTGCCTGCTGCCAAAATCATTTTTGACTACTTTCACATAAGTAACTTGAGCTACTTCTGTATCGTCAATTTTCTCGTGCTTCCCTATTGTAGTGCTTAAACGTAATGTTGATAAAAGTTCAACCCATTCGCCGCCCGTACTTTTTTTCTTAGAATGTTGTCCAAACCCAGCGATAGTGTCGTATTGATGGTTTAACATAACAAAATGAATTGTCCTAGTGTACATTTCACCCATCAAAAATTTAGCAAACATTTTCGCTGGTTTAGCAAACGCCCCTATCTTTTCGTGCTTCATTTCAGTTATATCGTCGCCCTTAATAAATTTCTTTGATAAAGTGTCGGTATTTTCTTCCATAGTGTCTAACTCAGATTTACTCAATGTAGCTCCTAAACTGTCCCACAGAAAGTAAAACTTTGGTTCTCCCATTTTATATTCTTTGAATAACGCATCAACATCATCCAATAATTTCTTAACCATCATAAACATTTTTTCAACATACCGTATCTTCATAACGATAATCTTGCTCGGGTTAATTCCAAGCTGAACTGCGTATTCTTTACTATCTCGGTTTTCACTTGATAATATAACAGCAACCCCAAGCTCAGGATTTTCTTTTAAAAAATGTTTCATACCTGTCAAACCAAGTGTGGTCTTTCCAGAACGACTCGGTCCGGCAATTTCGATTATACCTGTGGGGAATCCCATTATCCTTAGATTATAGTCCAGCTCTGAACTACCAGTGTGAGCCCAACTCTTCATCTCCTTGAAGCCATCTTTATCAGATAGCTTAATAACGTCTTCGTTATTAAATCTTTTGATTATATCGTCTGTTATGTTAGCCATATATTTTTTTATAAAAAAGGGTTGCTATTTCTAACAACCCTCAATTTTTAGAATGTTACAAATTATTTGCTTTTTGCCAATTTGTCTTGAATATCCTTCAAAGACATTTTTGCTTTTGGCTTAACTTCTTCTGGTTCTTCAACATCAGGTTCCGGAGCGTCGCCCTCACCGCCAATTGCTTCACGGATAGCTTCACGAATTTCTTCGTCCACCATAGATTTCTTAACCCGAACATCTAAATCGTTTTCGGCGATATATTCTTTCAGAGTTTCTCTGTCCATGTCATCAAACTCATCGTTAGTTGTTTCAGGTGCGTTATCAGAGGCAGTGGCAATAATAGCTTCGCGGATGAGCTCGCGAATTTCATCGTCCTCAAAGGATTTTTTTACCCGAACATCAAGTTCGTTTTCGGCAATATATTCCTTCAATTCTTCCCTATCCATGTCATCAAATTCGTCACCCGCTTTTTTCTTAACAGATTTTTTCACAGGAGCTTCTTCTTCTTCGTCATCAACAACTTTCTTTTTAGCGGCAGGTTTTGCAGTTTCCTTTTCAACCGTTTTCTTTACCAATTTTTTTGCAGGAGCTTTGTCTTCTTCGGCTTCTTCAACTGCGTCGTATTGAGAACGAATTTCTTCAAGTTTTTCAATCCAAGCTTCATTTTCAAATAAGCCAATTTCGTTTGTTTCATCGAAATTTTGAAGACCTTCTACAGCACGGTCAAAATCACGCATATTGTATTTTCCGATAATTTCATCCAATGGTTTTAAAGCCATAAATGCTTCCAACACTTCGTCGGTCAACGGATACGCAATATTCTTTTTAGGGAACGAAGTTTCGTAATAGTTTTCCCCCTTTTTTCGGTTTGGACTTTTCAAATACTTAACCAAAATTGGTAGACCTTCGTCTGGGTCTGTGAATGGGTCGATTTCAATAGCATCATCGTCTTCTTCAGAAAACGCCAATTTGTTCATTGCATCACGTACCATTTTCTTAAATTCCCATAGCATAGGATGTAATTCTTCGTCGGACGATACTTTTGAAGCATAAGCCATCCAACTGTAAGTAGGCTTCAAAGAATCTTTATCTCCAGAGATTGCGTCAAGCTTATCGCTATCTTTAGCGCAAAATTTAGTTGCCATTTTTGAATATTCTTCAACAACATCCATTTTTGTTCCGCCGTGCAATCTTGAATCGTTAATAGCGCCGCGCCCCATATCGCCATCTCTCTTAGCGAAGCTCAGCCAGTAACATTTTTTAGCTACGTAAAAATTTTCCTTGCCAGGATGTGGTGGAAATATACGTATTTTTACAGACTTGCCATCTTCAAGATTCAAATACTCGTTATTGCTTGCGCCAATAAGAGTGTTGTCATCTTCGACATGCTTCTTCAATTTTTTAATAGGAGTAGCTTTGAATTGGCTACGAAAATCTTTTTCCATCTTTTGTTTGTTTTAATTAACCGATTAATTTCTTAGTTTTCTTAATAGTAATGTTATTAACTTTGCCCTGAATCATATCATCAGTAATGTCCCCCGTTTGCATACTCATAGACAATTTATCAAGCTTGCCCGATTTGTCTTTAGAGCTCCAAAATACGCTTTGGATATAGTCGCGATTCTTTTGAGTTTCGATAAAAGATTTCTTCATTGCTTGAAAACCTTTATCTAACATTATGGCTGAATTTAATTCGTCCACCGTCGCCGCCTTACCTCCTTTTTGATTGGTTATCTCAACCCTAAGACGTTCTTTCACTTTAGCTTCAAATATGTCCACGTTCAGTTTCTTTTCTGAAACTTGTGCTTCCATGTCAGCCAACAATTTACCAAACCGATTAACAATGACTGGGAACGTGATTATTTCGCCAATCAAATTTGAATAATCAATTTTCAACAAAGAATCAATATCGACTTCTTCATTAAACTCGTCGAATACCAATTTATAATCAGTACCTCCAACAGTTATTAATTTAATCATCGTTGCTTGTTTTTAATATCGGTTTATCTTCCACAATATCAGATTTAAGGATATGCAACCCGATAACCGCGTATCCCATTATATCTTTAAGAGTGTCTTCCAGACTTTCAAAATTAGCGGGGATTCCCCTCATTTGTTTTTCCACCAAACTCCTGTACCTTCGAGCCTTGTCCCAAATATGTACCATATTCCCATTAACTCCTAAATCAAACGAAGCCCCACCGTAATCTAAATTCTTTTTTACGAGAATAACCGTAACCGCCGCGAATATTTCTTCGATAGTTTCCTTTGTCATTCTTTCTTTTTCTTCCTTGCCCATTCTTTATAAATTTTTTATGTTTAAAATTCCATTATTTTTTCAAAGTTCAACATTTCAGCGGGAAATTTACTCGCCAATACTTCAATCAATTCAGCTTTAGCTTCAAATTGACTGTTGTGAACATATTCAATCCTATTTAAGAAGTCATCATTCCCCAATGCTATTTCACGAACTACGTAAAATTCGACTGCAAGCCAGTCGCACCACTTTACAAACTTTTTTACACCACACACTGGATTTTGTATATAATCTTTCAACATTTTCGAAGCTGAAGTTATTTCCGGAAATTCAGATACATCCCCAATATGTTTTTTCTCGGTGAAATGTTTGTTTGCTAAATGCCCCGACAGCCTATCGAGTTCAGACCTTAATGCGTTGCCGTTAAAATCGTTGTACTTTGTTTCGTGCGATATATCCCTACGTAATAAACACTCATCCCAATCGTGTAAAGCTGACTGTCGAATAACATCTAATTTGTACTTCAATACTTCAACATTATCGGAATTACCAAATATATCTTCCAGCGCGATAGTGGCAAAAACTAAAACTTTGTAAGAATGTTGAGAAACGCTTTCGTGCTTGATTACGTCAACTTCTTGCCATTGGATTATATTATCCAACCTCTTTAAATAATCCCCTTCGAAAATTCTTTTTAGCATGATTTATGATATTATATATATTTTTGTTTTGTCCCAAGAAAATACCCCTTTTTGACCTCGGTATGTATCCATCTTAACTCTACCGTTGATTACTATAACCTTGCCGTTCAGATCAGATACTTCTTCCGACATATCAGCCCATGTATCTGGCCATACCGTAACCCCTATCATAAAGTTGTTACTTTCTAAATTTATTGAAAGCATATTCCCGTTTTTAGTTTTACGCTCGTTAACCGCTATAACCTTGCCTGCTACAGCAACTTCGCTGCCCTCCTTCGCTTTATTGAACTCATCGCCCGCAATGTACAACCCCGCTATTCTTTTGCTTGGTATGGCGTCTTTAATCATTGTTTCATAATCTACATCTCCAAACCCTGTCAAACGCTTTTGCTCGAATACCCAAAATGTATTTTTATCGGCTTCTGGAGAATTATAGATATCAGGTAGTGGAACTCTTTTTAGATTAAAATACCAAACTAACAATATTTTCCTTTGCAACGGCATAGTAAAATCTTCAATTAAATCAAAAGCCCCCGCCAATATTAAATTAGTTATGACTCCTTTATTCACCTTACTCGGAACTCTACTGACAAATTCTTCCAAATCAAAGAATTTTCCCCCCTTGTTTCGTGTCTCCATTATGTTAGTAACAGCAACTTCCCCCACGCCTTTTATTTTTGTCAAACTAAAAAATATTCGTCTGTTTTTATGGTCACAAGTAAAGTTTTGATCCGAGAAGTTCACATCTGGCGGTCGTATTTCAATTTCTTCGCCAATCTTTTTTATTTCCGCTAATCTGAAAGGTATATCGACCTCACTTGCGTGTTGCAAAGAAGTTGTCCAAAATTCCAGCGGATAGTTTACTTTGAACCATTGACTCCAATATGACATTATTGAATAAGCGGCAGCGTGACTTCTATTGAAACCGTATCCAGAGAACTTGTCTAACTTTTCCCAAATTTCCCCTGCCTCAACTTCAGGGCACCCGCGAGATATAGCTCCGGCAATAAACTTTTCAGACATAGCAGCCATGGCTTTCTTGTCTTTCTTTTTCATTATGGTTCTCAATATATCGGCTTCGACTAATGACAATCCGCCTAAAACGTGAACCGCCTTCATAATTTGTTCTTGATAAATATATAACCCAGAAGTCCCTTCTGTTACCTCTTTTAATCCAAAATCGTAATGAGGTTTCTTTTTACCGTTTTTTATATCGGAATAATCTTGATGAGCGTTACTTTCCATTGGACCAGGACGAAATACAGCTGTCATTGCTATTAAATGCTCCAAGTTATCTGGTTTTACGCTCCGGCAATAACTCATCAGTCCTGTGGTACCGAATTGAAATACGTCCTCGTTCCATCCTCGCTTAAACATCTTAAAAACATTTTCATCGTCAAAAGGTATTTCGTTGGTATCAACCGTAATATTATAATTCGCTTTTATGAGCTTAATTATTTTTTGAAATTTGTCTAGTTGCGTTAACCCCAATATATCTTCTTTCAAAAATCCGGACTTGTCCATGTACTTACCTTCCCATTCAGATACTAATAATCCGTCAATCATCTTAACGGGAAGCCACTCAAATAAGTCTATATCTCTTCCATCCGAAGCTTGCTTCGGTACAATTACAACAGCCGACGGGTGAACGGACGAAGCTCGGCACTGAAATACGGCGAACTTAATCATGTGGACCAGTTCTGGATATGTCTGGACGAACTTAAACAATCGCTTTGATTTAGAAGCATATTCTATTAGGTCTCCCCAAGATTCTTGTTGCCAATCATCAATATCTTTAGTAAGCATATTCATGTCGTCGAAATTTAGACCCTTTATTTTGCCAAAATCTTTTATGCAAGTCTTTAGTTTCATCCTTGTGTACGTTCCAATAACACAAGTATATGAATGACCATATTTTTCTTTTATGTAATTTTTTACGCTATCTCTATATTCTGTAGGAAAATCCACATCAATATCGGGCATACTGTCAGCGCTTTTAGCGCGCTCGCCCGACACACGAGTTTCATTCAAGAAACGTTCAAACAATAAATCATATTTAATAGGGTCTACGTCGGTAATTCTCAGTAAAAAAGCAACCAAAGAACCGCACACTGAACCACGTCCCGAGCCAACCATTATGTCGTTTTCACGGCACCAATGACAAATGTCCCAGTGAATCATAAAATAGTCGCAAAGACCGTTTGGTACTATTACATTACATTCTGTCGCTAAGCGCTCCATATACAATTTCATTTCATCTTTGCTTAAATGCGATAGCCGAGTTTCGATGCCAACTTGCAACTGCTCAAAGAAAGAAGATTTAACATCAGATACTTCAAATAACGGCAATTTTCGTTCGCTTGTATTAATCTTCATTTCCACTGACTCGGACAATGAAACAGAGTTTTCTACGCCAGATACTATTACTTCTACTAAATCGTCAACATCTTCCAACCATTCCGAGTAAGACTCAACCGTATCTTGAAAACTTTTGTAAAATTGAGATTCGCTTTCTGCGTCGGCTCTGCCGTCTATTTTGTTCAGAGCTGACTTTAAACCGCCATTTTCTTTATCTAAATAGTAACTATCGTTTATCAATATGGGGTCTAAATATTTTCTGTATTTACAAATATACGTGTCTATATTGGACAAATGTTTTTTAAATAATGTAGAAGACGAATATTCAACCGTATCTATTTGGTAAAATAAAGAATCAAAAGACTTCTTATAAATGTTTATTAGATTGAAACAATGTTTCTTATCGTCTTTAAAGTAGTTGAATTCACTTTCTTTAGGTATTACCAAACATAACCCGTCCCCGTATGTATAAAGTAACGTATCAGGAATAAAACCGTTGTAGTCGACGTTTATAGCCTTATTAATCAAAAGTAAATTTTTCCAGCCAGCGTAATTTAACACAAACAATTTTAATTCAAAAGTTTCTTGTATGTCCGCTTCAATATCGTATCCTATAGACACTGTGACGGTTTCTCCAAGAATACATTTTATTTTGTTCTTTTCACACGCAGTTTGAAATGACAACGCTCCCGCTAATGTATTTTTATCGCATATGCCTAAAAATTTATGTCCTAAGAATTTTGCTTTATCAGCCCAAAGTTGACACCCCCCGCTCCCGTTTAATATTTCATATTCCGAATGAACCCCCAAATGTGAGAACTCCATGACTGTCGGTTCAGAAGTTAACCCACGAAACTTAAAATCATTAAAGCTCGGTTTGAAAATTAATTCATTGTATTTGTTTTTACCTCTTGCTAAATTAGAATAATAAAACCTTCCTCCGAACTCAAAAAGTATGTTGTCTACTTCTTTATCATCTAATAAGTCATACTCTTCATCCGACAGAATAAAGCTGAAATCATCATCTATTATTTTCCCATCAAAAGATTTAAGGTAAAGATATTTACTCTCCCCCTCAATAGTAATAATGTCGGAACCATTATTATCTGATTCCGACACTACTAGTTTGTTTTCTTTAACCCAATTTAATAAACTTTCAGTCATTATAATTTACCTAAGTATTCGTGTGTGTAATTAGTTAACCTTGATGCAAAAAAGTTCTTAGCAAGCACTACAATGTCTAGAGTATCTGAATTTCCCCCCGCTATGTAACTGAAAGACTCGATTTGTTTTATCGCCCTTATCCTTAATGAATCTTTGTCAACCATACCGTCAGACATATTACTTTTGTATTGCAAATAAATTGCGCAAAGATTATACGCTAAATACAAATACTTAGAAAATTTCAATACTGATTGTAGCTCGGTTAATGAAGCAGTTTCGCCCGCTGCTAATTTAGTTAGATTATCTATAATCAAATTCAAATGTATGTCCACTTCCCTGAGTCGATTTCCAGGAACTTCGTGCTCAAAGTTGAAATCCATTTTTTGCGAATGAGACACTTCGTACAATTCAGGATGGGTAGATTCCTTAGCATGGTCTTCTTCAAATAACCTATCTTCAAAAGCATCTTTCATTTTTTCAGCCGTATCGTTCCATTCATAGATATGCAAACTTTGCGAATTATGAGTTTGAGTACCTAATTCAACGCCTATGCAATTTGCGAATAACTCGGTCAAAAAGCTGAATTGAAAAATGTTCGTTGGCAACCCCCAATGCAAATCATTGCTTCGATTTTGTATCGTTGTTATCAACTTGCCTTTTCTTACTTTCAACATCACCGTATCATTACAAGGAGTATCTTTTGTTTTTGCCCCTAAATCAAAATCTGGGTTCCAAATCTGTAATACAACTTGTCGACTATCTGAATTTTCATTCAATATCTTTACCGCATCGGCAATTTGGTCATGCCCTTGGGCCACATTCATATTTTCTTCCAAAAATGTATCTTCGGCTCTTACTCCCCAATGTCTTAATCTAAAACCGTATGGCGCATGAAATGTTTTGCCGTCGTCTGAAAAATCCGACATCTTTTTATTGAATAACGCTAAGAAGTGTACATCCTTCTTACCATTAAATATCCACATTGCTTCGGCAAGTAAAAAGAAAATGTTTATATCTCTACCGAATCCACCCACGCAGCGATTATACGGGTTTGTAAGCATCGTTTTGAAATCAAGAAGCTCTTTTGTTTTGCCAACTCGACTGTCTTGAATATCCAAATTATCTAACATCCATTTATTCAGTATCGGGTACACCGCTGAAAATTTAGTAGTTTTTGCTACCCCTAACTCGGGACTTAATACATTATCAATGTCTTTCATATTACACAATTTTATAATTTATACTTTATACTATTAGTAACGTTGGGGCATAAAAAAAGAGCGCTGTAAAGCGCTCTTCTCATTATATAAAGTCCAATTTACTTTATTCTTCTTCCTCAACTACAACCTTTTTTGTTTTTGATTTTGCTTCTGCTATTTTTGCTTTAGCGGCTGCAACCTTATCTACCACGGGAGCAGCTGTCTTGGCTACGGCAGGTTTTACGGTTTCTTTGGCAGATGCTTTTGCAGCAGGCGCTTCTGACTTCGCAGACTTTTTCAAATTTTCTTCCATTTTAGTTCTGTTTTCACCTAACTTTTTGTCAAGTTTATTTACAGATGTTTCGATGCTTGGAAGCAAAGCTGTCAATATTTCCGTAAGTTCGTCAATATCCAATGCTTTGATAAAAGGAACTCCAGACCAGCAAATTTCGTGGTCGATTCCGTTCTCGGTTAACCCGTCAACATGACCGTTGAATGTTGGTAAGTACAATGTTGCTACAAAAGTGTCATCTGCTTTTACTGAGCCATTTTCCAAAGACAATACGGCACGGTTTGAGTTTTTGCCTTTATATTTAACAGTAACTCCAGCGTTGCTAATCCAAGCGTACAAGTAATCTTCATCAGGGAATAACGCTTTCAAGAACTCAAAATGTACGCGGTCTTCTTCTACATCTTTAGGATTCAGTTTGGTTGCTTTGGCAGTTTTTACTACTTCTTCCTTTTTTGGGATAGATTTTGCAACTTCTTTAACCGCTGCTTTTGCGACTGGTTTTGTGGCTGCTTTCGCTACTGCCTTTTTTGCCGGAATTTCTTCTTCTTCTTCTTCAACAACTACTGTTTTTTTAGCAGGTGTTTTAGAAACAGGTTTCTTCGCTGGAATTTCTTCTTCAGCAGCAAGTTCTTCTAATTCTTCTTCTGTTTCTGTTTTAGGTTCTTCTGCGGCTGGATTCTCATCCAAGTCAACAAATGATTCAGCTAAGTCAATAAGAGTTTCAAGCTCTTCATCTTCCATACCTTCGATGCCATTTTTGATAAGAAAGGCGTTCACAACTGTTTTTGCTTCTTCTTCGCTTTTTTCTTTGAATCCCAATGCAGTCAATTTCTTGCTAGTGGGTGCGGTTAATTTTGTCATTTTGTTCGATTTTTTATTTGTTAAAACTATTTTGTTAAATACATTTTCAATCTTCGTGGCTATATGTTCTATATATTTCTCTTTCTCGGTGCAATTCAGAGCCGTACTTAGTAAGTAAAAACTCTTTGTGCATTTCTATTATTTCGTCTGGGGTGAATGGGTCGTCGTCGTTATACATTACTCCCTTTATTGGTTCACTATTATTATAAACTTTGGAGATAATTTTGTTGGTGCAACCTTTCAGATATAATGAGAATACAACTCTGTTCATTCCAGTCAATCCTTCCAATAAATTTATACCGTTTAAAATAAATTTGTTTTCTTCCGGAACTATGCAAGTATCAATGTCTGAACCAAAATCGTATTCTATATCGTCCATGCGAACTTTATAATTTTCACGGGCGATGTACTTCATAAAATCTTTGGATTTATTTGAACACGCGGCTTCTAAATAATACTTTAATGGTACTGGTTTTGCATAACCCTCAAGTTTGTATTTTCTCCAACGCTTCCCGTAAGATTTAATCGAGGTGAAAATTTTAATTTTAAATTCTTGTAATAAATCTTCGTATTGATACGACAGTTCAGAGTAGGAGTAAATTTTGTTGGCATATTTTTTAGCCAAATGTTCATATCTGTCGTAGAGCACTTCAGACATTTGTTTTTTGATTTCCATTTTAAATTTACGATTTAGTATTACAATTATGGTACAAAGATAATATATTTTAGGACTAGAACCTAATGTTTTTGTATTTATTTTTAAATTTAGCCAAAGATTTAACTAATTTTAAAAATATAACGCGAATCGTCAACTAAACATTATAATATTCGGCATATTTTGTCGCTGTCTAAAACGACTGAAGAACCCGTTTTCTTGCAGGTTAATTCGAAAGTATGATAATCGATTTGACTATGTAAAATCCAAACTGAACCTGAATAGGAAAATTCACTGCCTAACGAATAATAATTGACAAAGTCAAGCTCCGACATTCTAAATGTAGGATTCCCCATGTCATCAAATAATTCTTTATGGAATTTATCTCTCGTGAGTTTATCGTTAATAACGCTATTCAAGTTATTTCTTTCGGCAATATTATTAATCTTATCTGCTTTGAAAGCCATCACCTTTTGGTAATATTGCTTATCTTTTACATTATAATATATCTTCCTTTTAAAATCAGCAATCAAATATTCTTTTTGAACCACTTCAAAATATCCCGCTACTGATAAATTCCTCGATTTAACTTCGTCCATCACATTTTTACTTTTGAAATAATATTTTCACTAAACTCTCTTGGTCTGCGCAATCTTGTGAAAACTTCTAACGCTTCCTCGTCGCTGCATTCATCTATATCTTTCTTCAACGTAAATGTTATATTTGTAAAAAAGTTTTTTTCTAGTTCAAACCCATATTTTTTTATTTCTTTTAGCGCGTCAAAGTCATAAAGCAATATTACATTAATGATTCCTTTGCTTTTTAGTTTTTCAATTTGCCAAGGACTTATTTTTTTGCCAAATGTGCAACAACATTTAACAGTTGGACAATTATCAAGTTCTAAAACTCTGTCTACTGCCACCTTATCAAATCTTCCTTCGACTAATATAGCCGTTGCCGTAATGTCTTTTATTATTTCATCAAAGCCGTCTAATAATTTAGAAAAATCAGTTCCAGCGCTATTATTATATCTTAATCTGTCTTTTGGCACTTTTTTGTTTGCGTATCTACCGACGAACCCTCTTATTTTTAAATTGTCGTAAATGGGGAATAAAACATACCCCTTATATTTAGAAATAATATTTGCTTCTCCAAACTGGTATCTTATAAAATGTTTTTTGTTTAACCCTCGGCTAGACAAATAATCGCTTTTGTCAAAAACTTTCCATCCCGCTGGCATCTTAACAATAGGCAAATCTTCAAGAGTTATTTTTTCATCTTCTTCCACAAAACCAACTCCATTGATTGAATCTCTAAATTCTATTGTCGCTCCTTCTAATAAGTATGACTTGTTCAGGAAACGTAACAATTTATATATAGAACCTGATTCTCCGCACTTTTTACAGTCCCAGCGCTGTGTTACCTTCGATATATAAAAATGTTGGCTTTTACCGCAAAAAGGACAGTCACAAATGTACTGTCCTCTGGTGTTTAACTTACTATTTACAAGTAACACATTTAAATCTGAATCGTCTATTTTATTCATCCCAAGTGGCGTTCATGGTTTTCTTTCTGTCATAAAATCTCGAGAAAGCAAAATTGTTGTATATAAATATCGGGTCTCCATTTTGATAATCCCTCAACTTGTCGGTGTGGAGTCGCATTATTTCTTCTTTCATTTCGTCACGCGTTTGATTTATTGTAACGAAAATATCAAATGGGCGAATCTTGCCCTTGTCTTCTGATAAATTAGCGCGGGTGATTACAAATGCTGGGTCGTTTCGTTGTTCTTCAGGTATGGAATTACTTTGAGTTGCCGTGTGTACAACAGCATTAAATTCCATCGCTAATTGCTTCATGCCTTTTGCTAATTTAGCTTGACGGAAACGTTCTTCGCTCGGTGAGTAATTATGCCCGTCTCCAACTTCTACCAATTCTAAATAGTCAATAACTATTACATCAATCTTGCCGTGAGCCTTCTCCATTTCCTTCAACTCACGATGAATATCAACGAGCGTCTTTCCTCCCCAATTTTCTTCTGACGAAACAAATATATCAGACTTGCGTAATTTCTTAATTATCCTTTTGGAAATTTCCATGCGCTTGTCTGTAATATTCCCCATCTTTACGTCAGAATATAATGTACCAGTCCAAGCAGCATCGTACCTATTTAAGCATTGCTCCCTCGTGCCTTCAAGTTGAAAATGTGCTACTCTGTGACCATTACGCGCAGCGGCAACTCCAACGTGTACCAGACATTGAGATTTACCAGAGCCTGAATCTCCCAACCAAAGCACACATTCACCCGTTTCCGGACCTCCAAATTGTCCGCCTAACCTATAATCAAGTTCATCAATATTAGTCGGAACTTTAAAACGGAAATTATAATCTTCGGATTTACGCTTAGTTTGTCGTTCTTCAAAATCATTAAAAACGCTTTCAAACTTCGCATTTTGAATACTGAACTTAGATATATCGTCAGCGTACTTTATCAATAAATCATATGAGGCATCCTTTTCTCCTCTATTATAGGCTTCAACTATCTTATCATTAGCCTCAAGGAATTTCATTTGCTTGATGTAACGCTCAAAAGTTTCGACTATTAATTCAGCTTCATTTTCGTTGGTTGGCTCAAAATCTTTTATTTCTTTTATTTTGTCAAGAATGTCCTCGTCATCAATAAATTCTTGTTGCATTTGTCCGATAGTCGGAACCACCCCCGTTTTATCATAACGCTTGGTTATCCATTGCCACATTCTTTTTTCTGATTCTTCTTGCAGGTAGGAAAATTTCAGATACTGCTTAGCAATATCCATTATAGTACGTTTCTGAAGTGCAACAGCCAATAACTCCACAATAAAATTCTCAGCCAGTTTGTTATTCGCCATATCCTCTTTTTAAATATATTTTATTGTATTCTTGTTTCAATAATAATTTGCATTCATTTTTGTTAGAACACATCACACAAAAGGAACTTTTATGGAAGTACAACGTTGTAGTTGCTATGCACCATAAAAATCCTCGGTCGGTGTTTAAATGTAAAGCTTTTTGTTTTTCTTCCCTTTGAATTAGGGTAACGACTATTTCATTAATCTTAGAATTACGTTTAATAACGTTGATGTTATGTCGGATTTTTAGTCCAGCCCGCGTCATAAAAACATTCATTTCCATAGAGCACATATTCCAACGCTTTATCGCTGCTGCACCGAATATCCAACTAATTCGTACACGACGGGAGTAATCAATGTCAGAACCTTCATTAAACCAACTCTGCATGCCGTATTCTAAGAACTTCCTTATAAAGTCTTCGCCTATCGCGTCACCGAAATAATCCATGAAAGCATCAAAACTTTTTACGTCAGTGTCGTTGCACTTCAATGGGTGTTTTTTCTTAGTAATTTGCTCAAGCAACTCAATTAAAGTGTCTACCGCGTATCTGAATAATCTTTGTCTTTTCTTGTTCATTTATTTTCGAAACCATTTAGATATCCAGCGTTCAAGAGTGGGAAAACAATCGTCAACTGAAGTGTCTAAAATTCCGACTTCATCTTCCCCGATTGCATTTATATAAGCGTTTAACCTTGCTTCGGAATGTTCGCTAAAATACAAAGAATACACATCAAAAAAATCAATAATCAAACTTCTATCCTTTGAAGCGGTTGTTCCTAAAACACGCCCCTTCTTCTGAATAGTGTTGGCATCTTCAAGACCACCATCGACATTTATCAATACTTCAACCTCGCTTACCGTAACCCCCTTCTTGAATATCCCCGACGCCAATAAAAATCCTCCGCTTTCTTTCAAGAAGTTATTCTTTGCTTCTTCACGTTCTTCGCTTTTAGTGCCACCGTGTATGAACTTAATGCCGCTCGCTTTAGAAATATTTTTGCCATGGTCTATATTCTGAAATAAAATCAATGTTTTCAGGTTTAACCTTTTCAAAATGTCAATAACGTGAAACAACGTGTTATTGCGTATCACATTCTCAAATATTATCTTTTTGCGGTATTCATTATAATCTGTATTATCTTCCATCTCCGACCCGTAATCCACTTGATTGTGGTCCAATAAAAGCATAAACACCTTATAATCGCTCAATACCTTTCGGTCTCTTAAAGTGGATTCTTTAATGGTATACACAACTCCGCCAGACCAAGCTTGAAGTTTTAAATTTTGAATAAATGAATTGGTTCTGTACGGAGTAGCTGAAAGACAAAGTAAATAATCAATCTTATGGCATTTCTTATAAATAGATAATCTTGTGTCTGAGCAGTTGTCATGTATCTCGTCCACGCAAAGAAATTTCAAATACTTTAAATACTCCAACATCTTTTTCTTTTTTGCCTTATCTCGGCATCTAGGCGATACGGCTTGTTGGATAGTTTGTATCATGGCCACTGTAACCAAATAGTTTGTGTCGACCTTTCCTGAACGTATCTCTCCAATTTCTATGCCCCCATACGGTTCAAAAAATTCCTTTATATCTCCAACCGCTTGACTGAACAAAACATCGGTGTCAACCACAAATAAAAACTTGTCTGTTGGGTTATTTGCGTTGAATATACGTATTATTTCGGAAGCAATGAATGTTTTACCACCTCTTGTTGGAACTACAATTATACCGAAATGTTTTTCAAAGAATGCCTTAACAGCTTCGGATTGATGGTCATATTTCCCAAACATACGAGAATCAATAATTGTATCCGCTGGAAGTTCAAATTCATAATTGTATAAAACATACGTTATATCATTTTCGTTCAAATAAGCTTCCAATACGCTTAGCATACCAATCTTGAATGTATAAATACGCTTATCAAACATTTCGCTGTACTTCTTAGCGGCGTATGGGTCTGGGTTCTTAAACGATAGTGCTTTCCCCACATGCTTCAACCCAATCTTAGTAGATTTAGCAAAACTGAACTCAAAATTATTTATTCTCTCAATAGATACAACAGGTTGTTTCATTTCTTAATATTTTACAGGAGAAAGGATAAAGAAGAAGACCACCCCCTCTCCCCTCTTTGGGTTACTTTACAGTATGAAAGTCGTGAGTTGTTAATAGACCACCCCTTGTTCAGACCGAAACAGAGCTCACACGTTAGTCTTAAACTTTGAACGGAAAATGCCGATTTAAAAGCATTCTAAGCAATCTTGAAAGCTCTTTCATATAAGTAATTGAACCCATATAGAAAGTTTATTAACAAAAAGAGCGGGCATAAATAGCTCGCTCTTTAGATGCATTAAGTAATCAAGTTATACGAGGTTGGTGCCGTCCCAAATGTAACTTGCATTATTATAAATATAAATTGTTCCTTCAGATGGAGTTACACCTGAATCAAAAACATAATCTCCATCAGGTTGTATTATTGTGTGAATCTTACTGTCTGTCGTTGAAAAATATTTATCACCTAGAACCAACAAGCGAGGATCGGGCAAATCTCCATTTATTGATAAAAGTCTAACCGAAGGATTTGAATAACCTAAAAATGGCTGTGTTTCCCAACCTTGAAAAATTCTTGAATAAAATCCGTTATTTGAAAAGTTTGGATCTCCTTTTACCGAAACTATTTCTCCTAATGAAATGGATAACCCGTCAATTCCAATAGGTGCGGCAGAATCGGCATTCATTACAGATTTTAAGTTATAGGTCTTTCGTACATTCAAAACTCTTGTGTAATTGTTAGTTTGATTAACAACCGTAACGCTTGTCGCGAATACCTTTGATTCCCAATATTTAGTATTCCACATTAATATTACAATCGCTCCAGAAGTATCTGTAGTTGTTACAGTTATCTTTGATCCGTTGGCGTCATAAAAATTAGCAAATTCAACTGAACTTCCTTTGTCGACTCCGGATATATAACTAACACGTGAATTATCGGGTTGTATTGGAACCGTACTAGCTGTAGCGAAACCAGTCAAAGCTGATTGTGTGGCTAACTCTAATCCCCTTACATAATCCAGCAAACTCAATGCATAAGCTTGTTCACTTGCCGGAGTTATTTCAGTTCCAACCGCTCTTCCTAAAAGAGCAGATATTATCAAATCTTTAGTATCGTTATATCCCATGATTATTTTTTGTTTAAGAATAAGATTCTTGTTGGTAATCTTTATTAAAATTTTCAGTTTCAATCAAATCGTATTCTAAAACGAATTCAACTTCTTCGGAAGTGTTATTTATCGTTTTAGCCTTATATTCAGCAAACAAAGTTTCATCGGTTTTGTTGCTGCTTTTTTTAATTATACGTTGTATCCAAAGACCAATAGCGCTTCCTGACAAAAATGGCTCATCTTCGTTAGTTAAAGCAACAGTATTATCGGCTTTGTTTTGATACGTACCGTCAAACTGCAGTACTAACTCACCGTCTGTTATAAAAGAGCACACCTCGGGCACTGATACTACCGCTTCGTCAGTTCTTTCTATCCTAAGAGTATCATCGGTTAGACGCTTAACCGTATATTCGGTATCTTCAAGAGCCGAATCAATTGCGCTATATGTTCCGTATAATCCTTCAAAAGATACTTCGCACATTATATCAAATGGGTATAATACAAATGTTTCTCCAACAGCTGCTGGTTTTTCTATCTTTATATTTACCCCCGCTCTAAAAAATGAAGCTGAACAAAACTCGGCTTGGATAGGCTCTTGATATCTATTTGCTATTTTCTCCATGAATAAATCAGGTCCAACCGAAACGGCTGCCACTCTAAACTCGGCCAAGTTTGTATCGTCTCCAATAATTTTTAAAGTAACATTTTTTACAGGAAATTCAAACTTATTTATCAAACAAATTCCAACGACTTCTTTTTGTCTTTTCTCTAAAGTCAAAGAAGATATCAAATCAAATATCCCATTAACCGCGGCATTTGGAACTGGCGAAGAAGAAACAAATCCGCCCAAGCTTCTCATAGGATCATTTTGAAGAAAATCACCTCCTGATTTTACGAGTGAAGAGGATGAACCTGTTAAGTATATCATCATAATATTAAGAGTATTGACGAGTTGTTATTATCTTGTTTACAGATATATTAAAAGAAGAGTTGGATAATAATTCATTATCACTCAATAAGTTTTTAAAGTTAGCAACGCAAAATTTTTGCAGTATTGTTCTTACATCGCCAATTAATCTATACCGTAATGATATTTCGCTTTGTCCGTAATTTACTGGTATTAGAATACGATTGTAAATGTTATCAATATTCATTTTGAAATACATTGGACATATTTGATCTGAAACTAAGACCTCAACTTCAATCTCATTGAAATTTGGTATAATAACGAAATCGTTTTCCAAATCAGATATAAACGAATTATCCATATCCGGAACCGACAGATCTTTATTAGAATTTGAAGTTATTGCCGCTCTTTCCATATTGGATCGGTTTAACAAAGTCCAACCTGAAAACAAATTATCGGGGATGTCTCCTGTTCCTAAAAAGTTACAACTGCCTGTTATTCTGAAAGTATTGTTTGTTGAAAGCGGAAAGAAAGAAAAGGAAGAAATCTTATACCCATGTTCAATTGATATAGATAATTGTTGATCATGATATAAAGAAGTTGAAAGCAAACTTACTATCGGGTTAATGGTTGAATTTGAAGAAACAACTTTGTCAAATACGGATAACCATCTCAAATCATTTATTTCCAAAACTCCATTTTGGTATTCTGTTTTTGTTAGAAAGTATTGGTTTTCAGCTAATATAGGTTCAACTTCAGAAATTAATTCTATTATGTCGCATGAGTCATATTCGTATATCAAATCATCGTCATTCACTGGTTGTGCTCCTGGAGTAAAAGTGCCGACAACGCCGTAATTCAGATTATTTTCAGGAGCAAAAGATCCACTCAATATCGCTGAAGTGTCTGATATTACCTTCAAAACTTCATAATCGCTTACATTTAAGTTGGACGATAAACGCACTTTGTTGGGGAAATTATTTCCACCGCGAAGCACTTCAGTGAATTTTGTTCCAACGCCTGTCAAAGAGCCATTTGTTGTAACGCCGACCGAACCGACCTCAAAGTTTGTTGTTTTATATTGTGCAACGAACCAATGTTTGAACCCGTCTTCAGGTATGGTTACATCTAATGGATTTGATAACGTTATTACATTCAATTTGGAATCTATAGCTATACCAGGATTAAATGTTATGGAGTTCAGGCTTCCAGTTTTTTTAGAAGCTTTTAGATAAGTGTTTTTAGCGTCTTTTACTACGCCGAAAGATTTTACTATTGCTCCTATAATTTTCAAGTACCCTTCTTCTTTCATAAAACTTTGAAGCTTGTTTAATTCACAAACTTCAAGGAACAAATCAGGGCTTATTTTTATTCTTGACATATCTTCAAATCTTTCTTATTAATACTTGTTAAATGTATATTGTTATGTTGTTCAAATTATATGGCAACAGATATTTGTTTGCTAAATACGTTATTTGCTCATTGGTTTTGCCTTTATTGTTATTCTTAGCATATATGTAGAACAAATTATAAGATTGCACGAACCCATCGCTTTTAGCATTGGTGTCGCCGCCTTTAAGCGGAAGTATATTAGTACCTAAAACTAGCGGTCTAACTTTGTAATTCCATATAGAGACAGCACCTCCGTCATTACTTCGCATTTGTATAATAGGGTAAATAAATTTAACAAATTTGTTATTGAAATATAAATTATTACCAATATTAAGATTGTTAACGTAATTATCTTTGTTTTCACTCGAGTAACAATGAATGATACCCCTTACATTATACCAAACGTCATTTCTGAAATTAGTTAAAGGAGTTTCAAAAAACAAATCTGTTATAGCGTCACCGTTAGGAGTTATAAACGCATCCACTAATTTGTTTTTCAAATTATCAAATCCCTCAACTCCAAAAATTAATTTACTATCAGCGGAAGCATTTATCAATTTGAAGCTGAATGTGATCTCATAATCTATGGAGCTACTTGCTTTCATTAAATGATCTGAAGCATCGTCTGAATCTAAAGATCTTCCTATGCCGCAGCTTCCTGGGTTTGATGATAATAATAATACTTTTCTATCATCAACTGTTATTATGTTAGAATAACTAACTTCTGAAATAAAATAATTATTAAAATCTACAAAATCTTTTGTATTTTCTTTTGTTTTGTTTAAAGAATTAATTCCATTGACTCCTCGGTACATTGGAGAACTATTACCCACGCACCACCCCATTTTAGTTTTTGGAATTTTTGAATTCAACAGTTCATCATTTGGTTTTGAATTCAACAACCTTCTAAACTCTCCGTCAACTGGCATAACCTTTGAAACTCCATACGGTTCCCCGACGCCCTTAAAGATCAAAGAAGTTCCCCGTTTTCGTATTTCGTCGTATAAATGAGAAGACAAATATTGAAGATTTTCCAAATTAGCGTTAGACTCATCAATAAACAAATTATTTTGCCTAACATTTTCTTTCATCAATTCAAAATCAGTATTGAAATTTTCGAACCTTTTAGAAAATCGTATAATCAATGCAAAAAATTTAGCGACTGAATAAAACAAGGCGAGATAATCAGAGTCTTCCTCTTCGTCTCGATTATCTCCCCTTGTAATGTAGTTAGGTATTATTCCTCTAAAATATAACTTCTTCAAAAGATTAGAACTTATAACTTCTGTCAATGGATCATTGAGTATATCTTTAAATATACTGTAATTTGTTACATTAAACTCATCAACTTTAGGTACAGCCATGATTTTTATTTTTTTCTCTTCGGTTTATCTATTTTTGATTCAGTCTTGTTGGGTTCTTTTTTGGCCCAATTTTTTGCGTTAAAAAAGAATGATAATACCGCTGATTCATCAACACCAAATTCAATTGGGATAATGTGTTGTTTGTCACCAACTGTAATGGCTTGAACTAACTGCGTTTTGTCAATTACTTCAAGAACAATGTCACGATTTTCATGCATTGATTCATCATACACTAATCGCAATTTTTCATGCGCTTCTTTTTCCTCTTTTGAAAGCAAAGATAAAGCAAGTTTCAAATCGTAGTTTTCTTTCCCTTCGGCTAATTTAAAAGCTTTTTCTTCTAATTCAACTAGTTCGGGGTCTGTACATTTATCTATCAGTGATACCTCTCGAGATAATATCTCGAAATTTGATAAAAGACCCAGATTAAGATGAACATTCTTAATTTTGTTCGTCTTGCAATAATTGAGAAGGCTTTGTACATTTTGTTGTACGATTTTAATTTCTATTAGTTCCATTTTTCTTATTCAGCGATGATTGTACAATCGCTATACTCCGGTAATGTTAATAAATATGTTTCGCAATTTGTTTTTAAATCCCCAGAAGCAAAGTAAGTTTCAAACGGATTAATCTGTTCAGGGGTTGGCATAGGTGGGATAGTATAATTCATTCCTTGACCTACTGAATAGTATTTGTCTGGGAGAATCGTTCCTAATCCCGCATCTTTAACTTCCTTATTTAAGTAAGTTTTTACATTGAAATTTACCGTCTTATTCGTGAAGTCGATATTAGCGTTACTTACTTCAATGTAAGCTGCATCGGTGATGACTCCGTTCTTGAAGTCAATTGCTTTTTTGAGTGACATAATTTTTTTATTTATTAAATTAGTATTGCATTGTATAAACAAATCTGTAAAAGTCACCCCCTGTTAGCGATGGTAAGGACGGTGAGTTGTATGTAGTATTGAATGAAATGTTTTCATTAATTAAGTTTCCTGCTTCCAAGTATGAAGGCTCACTATTTATGTCTGTTGCATAGGTATTTGTAAAGGCAATCGAATTATCGCTATTTTTATAAACTGTTAATTTAATATTAACTAAGTTATAAGAATAAGTTAATACACCTGTTAGTTTTGCAGCCTGATAAACTTGCCCAGCATTTAAAACGGCTGTTCCAGTTTTACTTATTTTTTTAGAATCAACAGACTGTAAACCACTAAATGCAAATGAGTAAGTATTTACACCTGCTGCTGCAATTACTACATATTTCGTTGCAACATTTTCATCACAATTTAAAGAATACATCATTTGAGTAACTGAACTATTCCAAGCATTTATAATTGTACCTGTTATAAATGCTGTAATAACTACTGACCCCGAAGAAGTAACTAAATCACAGTCGCCAATTCCTACCACATTGCCACCTGCTACGATTGTAGTTGTTGCTGTTTTGAATTGCATTTGTGTACCTAAGTCTGTGGTTTTTTGAATACAGACACCTAAATATTTTACACCAAATAAATCAGTTAAAGATACATTATCACTTGCCACATTTGAATCAATAATCTTAACCTGTAGTCCGCCTTGCCCTGTTGTTATTGATACTGGTATTTGTAAAGAATAAGGCTGTATTGCCTGATGATTATATCCTCTAAAATCCCCCAGTCGGTAAGGGCTTGTAGCACCGCCAAAAGGCTTATTATAAATAAATGTTGAGAGTAATAAGCCATCTGAATTGCTATCTGTTGATGGTATTGTTAACCCATAATTCACAGATTGAATTTGAGCTAATGTAATACCTGTGATTGTAGGGTATGAAACAGGCTTATATTTAGCCCATTTGTTTACATTTTCACTGATACACAATAGCCCTATATTGTGACTTCCTAACCCAATTGCCTGACCTACTACAGTAGTACTAATATTTGTTGTTCCTATACTCATTTTATTTACTTTCTAATTTTTTTATTTTTTCTGTTAGTTCTTGAATTGATGCAATTAAATAAGGTATTAATTTAATATAATCAACACTTAAATATTCATCATTATAAATTGTATGAACCAGTTCAGGAAGTACTTCTTTTAATTCCTGTGCTATTAAACCAACATCTTTTTTATCTGTTTTATTTGAATTTAATTCTTTTGCTTTATCATTCCAATTATAACTAACTGGATTTAATAGATTGATAATATCTAATGAATTACCTATTGATTTAATATTAGTTTTTAATCTTTTATCTGATGCAGAATGAGCATTAATTTCACCTGTTGCTGTAATATTTCCAGTTACTTGTAATCTTGCACCGTTGTCACTTGTTGAACCAATCATTAAATTACCACTTTTCAACAACATTCTTGATGAATTATTTTCAGCAAAATACATTGCATCTCCCGAATTACAATTAAATTCAACAATACCAAACCCACCCAAAAAAGACATATTTGATAATGAGGGTGTTGGTTGATTAAACCATATACCGCCATAAATATCCATTGTACCTATTTTTGCACTTGTTGCACCTACTGAACCTACACCATTTATTTTTATTAAATTAGTATCTACCAAACTATTAAATGCAACACTACCATTTACAGTTAAATTATTAGCATTCCAATCAACTGATGATAGATTTGAATTTCCATCATGCCAAATTCTTTTAACTGTACCAAATGAGGCTGTACCCTCTCTTAAATACCATTCACCCTGTGCTCCTGTTGTACTTCCACCTATTAATTGCCAACTGTTATAAGAACCAGCATCCCATCCAGCAACATTAATACCTGAACGCCAATCAGCACTAAGACCAGCAATGGAATTATTAAAAAATGTTGATATTGCATGACCTGCATAATATGTTGGTTGTCTATCTTCTCCCCTTGTATCAGTTACTGTCAATATATTTGCACTATTAGAACCAGTTGCATAATTTACATTTAATCCACTTGCTGTACCTGTTAATCCTGCACCACTTCCATTAAATGACGTTGCTGTTACTCCACCATTAAACAACCCACTTCCATTCACCGCCAACTTATTATTAGTTATTTCAGCTCCTGTGGAATATCCTATACCGACGTTGCCATCGTCTCTAAATAATATACTATTTGCTGCTGTATTTCCTGATT